ATTAAGTAGGGTTACATTGGCTCTCAAGTGCAATAGTTTTAGAATTGGTCTAAATATTGTGTTGAGAACTTGAGAGTCTAATGTATTAAAGGAGTAAACTTAATGATTAAATGGTTACAAAATATTATTTCAAAAGGATTTGTAGTATATATAATAACTATATTGGTTTGTTTTCAAATATGGAATATATATAAAGCCAATAGTAAAAATGATTACAATTATATATGTAGCAAAAAAGGTAATGTATTTAAATCTGCAACACCAGATTCTAATGTATATATAAAAGTAATTCATCAACAATGTATTAATGGAGAAACTTATGGAAGATAAAATAAATCCAGACCATTACAAATCTGGAGGTATTGAAACCATAGAATATATGAAAGCTAAAATGAGTAAAGAAGAGTTTTATGGTTATATAAAAGGTAACGCATTAAAATATATTAGTCGTGAGGGGTTAAAGTCTGACAAACTTACCGACAAAATAGATGACTGTAAAAAAGCTATATGGTATCTTGAGCAGATGATTAAAGTACATCAAATAGAAATAGCAGTATTAGAAGCTAAAGTTAAAGAAGATGAATGGATAGACGATTCATTGCATGACGAAGGTTGATTTAAGAAAAGCACATTTATGTAATGTTTGTAATAATTACGCTTGTTATCATGATGGAAAATTATGGTGGTGTAGTTTAATTTCTGACATTGGTACATATAATATGAAAGGAGTATGTAAACATGACAAAAAAGAAAGAAAAAAAACCAGAAATAAAGATTGATTACTTTCATGTAGATGGATATAAACATAGCATTACATTTACACCTGATAGCAACGATACAAAGTATCAAATATTAAATGAACATACTACAAGGGTTATAGCAAAAGGAGTAGTTAATAATAAAATTTACAAGGTTTAAACAGGAGTAACAACTATGATTGAATATGCTTTTGTAATGATAATAAGCACTAACCCTATAAAAGATGATTTTAAATATTTAGGTAATTTTCTTAATTGTAAAGTTGCTCATGTATATGTTTCACTTTATCACCCAGATGTTAAAGCAACCAAATGTTTAATGAAAGATTATATACATTTACCAAAAGGTACAGTTATAAAAAATATAGACATGGCAACTAATACTATTAGGTATAGAGATGTTCATGATAGCTGCAAATTAAGGAGGGACTGTATATGAGTAAGAAAAAAGCATTTATTGAATGGGCAAACGGACATAATTATAATTTAAAAAAAGATGTTGGATGCAAAGTGTTTGTTGAAGATAAATTAACTTTAACAGACATTCCAATAAAGAATACATATTTAAGCACGCATACCGAATCTGCGTGGCAATCATGGGAGGCAGCATGGGAAAAGGCAGCGGAAGAAGACCAACAAATGAAAAGAAATTCTTAGATAATTTTGAAAGAATTTTTGGGCAGAAGCCTAATGATAAACAATTTGAAGGGATAAAACATGGCAATAAGTCCAACACAAAGAACATTAAAAAGATTAAGGGATAGTGGGGATTACCCATTAGTTTCTATTGTAGAAAGATGGAACGCATTTGCCAAGATACGCCAAGACCTTTTTGGCATAATTGATTTATTAGCAATAGACAGTAAAGGTAATACAGTTGGTATACAAGTAACAAGTTATAGTAACATTAGTGCTAGAGTAAAGAAGATGGAGGATAGTGATGCTATTAAACATTTAAGAGATGCTAACTGGATATTAATTGTAGAAGGTTGGCATAAAAAAAACAATAAATGGGTAAGTAGAATAGTAGATATTAGTTAAGGACATTTATATGGATAAACAAAAAAGTAATTATACACAAGAAGAAGAAATTGCTATAGAACAAAGAACAATAGATTTTATAACAAAAACTCCAGATGCTAGTAGAACTAGAATTGCAAAATATGCAGGAGTTGGTATAAGTGTTTTAAAAAGATTAGAAAAAAAAGGTAATTTTAAATTACCCTTACCAATGACTCCAAAACAAATTAGAAGAAAAACTAACTGGACAAATAAATTAGGCAATTTAAGTAAATGAGAATTAATAGGCTGATGGTTCTTTTAGAAGATTGGTCTAAATGGATGAAACATGATGGACATAAACTTGGATACCCTAGCAAATCATTAGGTATTGTTAGTGGAGGAGAATCATCAGAAGCATTTAATGATATGGTAGAAGAAGCAGACAATAGAAATACTAAAACTATAAATGCAATTATAAATAGTTTACCTAAAGAACAAAGAGAAGCAATATATGCTAGATGGTTAGGAAGTAAAAAGCCTATTTATTATGAGTTAAAGTTAGAGTTAGCTATGGATAACTTATTAACTATTGCAGGTAGAAGAATATATGCCTAACAAAATGAGAAATGTTTATGCACCACACATAGACTTTGAGTTTTTAGCAGGAATAATAGCTAGCAATCCAAAAGCACAACCATGTAATATAGATGGTTTGTTTCAAAGAAAAGATAAATTTTTAGTAATGGAATGGAAAAGACCTAATGAAAATATGAATTTAGGTCAAAAAATATTATTAGAATCTTTATCAAAACAAAAAAACTTTACAGTCATATTAATAGAAGGATACTCTCAAAATGGAGAAAGAGAAATAGGTAATGTTAGCGTATTAAAAAATAAACAATTTAAAACTCATGGAACAGGGGAAAAGTTTTTAATACAATTTATGCAGAGATTTTATGATTACGCCAATAAAAACAGGTAGGCTTACCCCTTACCTAATGTATTTAAATCGCTTACAGAGCGATTGTGGAGGTCGTTTTTTTCTGTTTAAACGCATTAATCATCTAATTGTGGTACATTAGCATATATACTGTCTACTATCATTTCTACACTAGAACCATCATTTAAATAAATAATTAACGTATTTTCTCCATAAACAACGTCAACAGAATCAATAGTTTTACCTATTATATAATCTGCTATTTCTTGTACGTCCATAGAGACTTCCTTTATGTGTTGAAATTGTATGTTTAAACCCTTTCATTATTTAGTATAAATTGTTGTCCCATTTTTATTAATAATTAATGCTTCTTTTCTTGGGTTATCCTGTGAAAAAGATATATGCACCCACCCACTATCTGGATTATAAGGGTTATGAAATTCAAGGATAAGCTGGTCATAATGAATATTGGAGCTAACAATAGCAAACACAATGTTGCTAGGATTGCCATAACGACTTGATGTAAAATCACAAGCCAAACCCTGAGTGTGTTGAGAACTTGGTTTGCTGCCAAGTATAGTGTTAAGCTCAAGACAGCGATAACCAGAAGATATGTGTATTGCTGTACCCAATAACTTTCTAACATCTTCCATCCTCTCTGCTAAAAATTGTAAGTTTTGAAGAGCATCTTTATCTGGTGTATTGTCTATACCTTTTCTACTAGCTGTTTGGCTAAAAGTAAACTCTTCTAATGTAAAATGTGGCGTTAGCCTTGTCATTTTGTTAAGCCGTTTTTCTTCTCATAGCTACGCAATCCTCCTAAACCTAACATACCCATTAGCACAGGTAGCATAGTAGAGGTGTCAGCTTGTGGGATTATAATGCCTAGTGGATGTAGTAATGGAGATATAAGAAAGTTTATAGCAAACCCAGATACACATACCCAACCTACTGCTGGTCGCCAACCTGCTTGAAACCATGCACCTTTAGCATCTTCTTTGTTTACTGCTATTTGTGCAATAGCTATTTCATGTGCTTGTTTTTCTGTAAGTGTAGCTATGTCATGTGCTAGTTTATTCTTGGTGTCTGCATCAGGTATAAACTTGTCTAGTAATGCTGTTACTGGTGCTATAAGTGCTTGAAACATTAGTTAGTCCATCCATATAATAAACATAATACTAAAGGGGTAATAGGTAGTGCTGCAAGTACAGCAAGTGTTATTACTACAGGTTTACCAAATAACTTTTTTAACGATTTCATTATTGCATCCAATTTTTAATAACTATAGATATTAAACTTCCAAAAAAAGCAGCACATGAAATAGCAATCCAAAAACCCCCCTTAGACCTTTCAGCTAAAGCTAAAATTTCTTTCATATCTTTTCTAAGTTCGTCTTGTCCTTTTTGCAAATGCTCTATTTGTTCTTTCATTTTGCCAAACTCTACTGGGTTTATGTCGTTCATTATCTTGCTCCACCACCACGAATAGTAATAGTAGGAATTGATGGGTCTTCGCTGTACAAATATGGAGCTAATTCAGCTTTAGTAGTTTCTAATAAACTAGGAATAAATGTTGCAGCTCCAACTCCACCTCTACTAGAAGCACTTTGAAGTAAACCACTACCTGTAGGCATATAATTTCCAGAGCTTAATGCTCTTTGTGAATTTTTACTTAATAATAAGTTAGGAATAACTTTTTCTGCTCCTAATAATAAAGGAATACCATAGCCATTTGTAGCATAACCAACACCACCATATTTTGTGGCTTGAAGAATTCCTTGCTGTATGCCTGCTTTAGATAGTGGGGCTACTTTACTTGCAGGTTTTACAACATCTCCATATTCTTCAACAAAGTCCATAATTTTTTTACCTTCACCATCTACTGGGGCTTTGTTTCTTGTGTTTTTTTTGTAAAAATCAGTAGCATCTAAATTGCCTTTTTTAACAGAACTTTCTACATTAAATGCTCTAGCGTAACTTTGTTTAGCTTCTTTTAAACTATCAATTATTTTTGTGTCACCATATTTTTTAGCTACAACTTCAAGTTCTGTTTCTGCTTTGTCTAATCGTGCTTTTTCTTTTTCTATTTTTTTGTAATCAATAGGCTGTCCATCTCTTTCAGCTTTTTTTCTAGCAGCTCTCCAAGCATTAGCATATTCTAACTTTATTTTTTTTATATCTTTTAGTATTTCTTTTCCACTTCTGGAATAAACAGTTTTTGTTTTAGATGGTGGTGGGGTTACTGTTTTCATAATTGGTTTACCACTTGCATCAAGAAACCCTGTATCTATTTCTTTTGGTTTACCTTTTGTAGTTTTACTTTTTTTCAAAACAACAGGCTTATAAGATTTTATAGTATCGTATGTGCCTTTATATTTGTCTGCAACGAAGTCTACTAATTTTGTTAATGGAGTTGTTTCTGGTATATCCTCACTTACAAATTTTCTAGCTTTATTATCGAATATTTTTTGATTTATTTCTATAGCTTTGTTTTTTGTGTCACCAAATAATGATTCTGCACTTTTTCTAATATTTCCTGCTTGTTTAGTAGAACTAGGAGGAACAACAAACCCTTCTTCAGTAAATTGAGCTAATTTAGCATCCACATCAGCCATTTGAGCTTTTTTTATGTCTGCTGCATTTTTAATTTTGTCAAAAGCCATACCTGCTGGTTTAGTAATTATTTGAGTTGGGTCTATAGCACCACTTATTTTACTTCCTATTTCTCCTGCTTTTTGAAGTCCAGAAGAATACTGTTGTGCTTTTAATGGAAGAGTTATACCACGACCTAAAACACTTAAATCTAACAAGCTAGTAACAGGTTTTTCAGCTAGTCTTTTTTTAATACCACCTTCTGTAGCAAGTTCATTAAATTCGTCTGCAATAACACTTCTATATTTACGATACTTTTCCATTTGTTGAGGATTAGCATATTTAGCTAAACCAAGTTCGTCTACTAATTTAGATATACCTGATGAACCTAAATCTATCATACCTTCCATAGCTTGAACAGCACCTGATGGAGTAAACATTGATGCTGCACCTTTTACAAGATTTTTTGCATCAGGAATAACATTGCCCAATGCAGTAAGGGCTACTTCACCAGCACTAGAATCTGCTGTAATACCTTTTTCTGGTAATGAGTTTGAATAAGACTGTATTTCTTGAGCCATTATTTTTGCTTTGTCAATCTCACCTGCTTCATATGCTATATTCATAGCTTTTTCTAAATTTTGTAAATGTGTATCACTCATTTAATCTATACCTAATAATTCATTAAAAATTGTTTTAGATTCAGGACTACTAAATACAGGGGTATTTGGTTGTTTATTAATCTCTTCTTGTAATGTATTTACTTTTTGATTTCTTATTGCATCTGAAGCCGAAGATGGGTATTG